CTCGTATTTCTCGTCCCGATGTTCGCCATGTTGATTTGCAAAGTGCTACAGGTACGGCTCTTGCCGGTGCCGGTGGCGCACAGGAAATCCCCGCAGATATGGCTCTCGTTCGGCGTCTGAGCCGTATTATTACGGTTAATGCTGCGAATCAGAACTCTGTCTACGGTACGGACACTGGTGCTAACAGTACAAACGAGCTTGGCAACGAATATCTTGAGCTTGTTCTGTTCAGCCCCGCTACTGGATTCACCGCAAACGGTGCCGGTGGTGGTGCTGTCACTGCGGCGGGTGACGCCCTGCCAGCCGTTTCTGTCGAATTCGGAATGGCTGACAACATTACCGAATCAAGCGGTGTCGGCAACGCTGATACTCTTGGTGCTTTGGTTGGTGCGGCTGCTTGGGAGATGGAAGGTTCGGTTGACCTACCTGAAATCTCAATCCGAGTGGACAGTGCTGCTGTGACGGCAATGACTCGTAAGCTGAAGGCTTCTTGGACTCCCGAGCTTGCTCAGGACTTGAATGCTTATCACAATCTCGATGCCGAGGTTGAGCTTACTGGTATTCTCTCCGAGCAGATTGCTCTTGAGATTGACCAAGAGATTCTTTCAGACCTCATTGCTGGGGCAACTGGCTCGATTCTCTATTGGTCACGCCGTCCCGGTCTATTCGTCACCCGCACAACGGGTGCTGATGCGACCTCGCTGACCGCACCTCCCGATTTCACGGGTTCTGTGAGCGAATGGTACGAGACTCTTGTTGAAACAGTCAACGATGTGTCTGCCGACATTCACCGCAAGACTCTTCGGGGTGGAGCGAACTTCTTGGTCTGCGGACCAGAGGTTGCCAACATTCTAGAGTTCACATCTGGGTTCCGTGCAAGCGTGACTCACGATGATGACACTGGTAGTGTCGGTGCTGTTCAGGCTGGCTCCATTAACAAGAAGTGGGAATTGTATGTTGACCCATACTTCCCCCGTAATGTGATTCTTGTCGGTCGTAAGGGTAGTTCATTCCTCGAAAGTGGATATGTCTACGCTCCTTATGTTCCGCTTCAGGTCACCCCAACCATCTTCCACGCTGATGACTTCACTCCCCGCAAGGCAGTGATGACTCGGTACGGCAAGAAGTTGGTCCGACCAGACATGTACGGTCTTGTTGTCGTCCGTGACCTTGAGGGATAATCCTCTCTAGGTAGCAGGTAGAGTCTAACTCTAAATAAACCCCACCTCGACTTCGGTTGAGGTGGGGTTTTCCTTTTGGAAGAACTAGTTAGTGATGCAGAGGTTTGATGGAGGGTTCTGTGAATGGCTTTACCAACGCTAACACCAAAAAGTACACAAAGTGCTTCTGTTTTACCAGAAGACTATACAGTTCCAACTTATGGTTCTGACTCATATAACAAATTAATCAAAGTGTTTCCATTTGGCACATATGCCAACGAGAACTATTGGTTCGATGCTGCTGGGGCAGCAGATCCCTCACAAGTCATGACATTTTTGTCGGGCGCAGCAGATCAAGTTTCTTATGTTTATAAAAAGCTGGGCGGCGACATTCTTGATATCGAGCTAACAAAGGAGCAAGTTTTTTCAGCCTATGAAGAAGCCTGTTTAGAATATTCATATCTTGTAAACATCCACCAGTCAAAGAATGTTTTGTCAAATGTTCTTGGAGGAACCACTGGTTCTTTCAACGAGGACGGAATGATTACAGAAGCACCTGCCGCTGGTCTTAATATGGACCGCACCACTCACCTTTCTTTGAAGTATCCTCGATTCGACTTTGCTTATGCTCGTCGAGTTACTGATGGTATCTCGGAGGAGGCAAATGTTGGTGGGTCAACCCAAGTCCACTCAGCTTCTTTCGCTGTCACACGGGATGTGCAGGACTATGACCTCCAAAACATTATTGTTACAGCGGCTCTAGCTGGTAATATCGGGACCGTCGCAGCCGGTGCAGGTTCACTCCCCGGTGTCAATACGCTGGCTGACGCTACTAAGATTCTTGTCAAAAAAGTTTATTATAAAACTCCCAAAACTATGTGGAACTATTACGGCTACTATGGTGGGGTGAATGTCATGGGTAACCTTTCAAGCTATGGTCAGTATTCAGATGATTCGACTTTCGAACTGGTTCCAACATGGCAAAACAAGCTCCAAGCAAAAGCTTTTGAAGAGTCTCTTTATGTCAGAGCATCCCACAGTGCCTATGAATTAAAAAATAATCGTCTTCGCATTTACCCGACCCCCGGCGACACCACTCCCGCAAATATGTGGGTGGAGTTCATCGTTGCCGACGATACATGGGTGGAAACAGGCGCAGCACGACTTGGTGTAGATGGAATTAATAACTTGAACACGATTCCACTTCAAAATGTCCCTTACAGAAATATTAATTCTATTGGTAAACAGTGGATTCGCCGATTTGCTTTGGCACTTTCCAAAGAAATGCTGGGTCTTGTTCGGAGTAAGTTCAGTTCCATTCCGATTCCCGGCAATGATATTTCCATGAATGGCGATGCTCTCATTTCTGCTGGAAAGGAAGAACAAACAAATTTACGAGATGAGTTAAAGACAGTCTTAGACGAGCTTACTTATGGCAAGTTGATGGAGGGGGATGCGGAAACCGTCGAGAACTCCAACAAGGTTATGAGTCATGTCCCGATGCTTATTTATAGCGGATGATGGAGGTAAACGGTTATGTCAGATGAATGGTCACAACCAGACCAGCCGCCACCACCCTTGTTCGCTGGCAAGAAAGAGCGGGATTTGGTCAAGCAAGTCAACGATGAGCTTATTGAGCGGGTCATTGGGCAGCAAATAATTTATTATCCAGTTGATGTGAAAGCATCAAACTTCCACTCCCTCTATGGGGAAGCAATTGAAAAAACATTTCTGCCACCAGTTCGGGTTTATTGCCTTGTAGAAAAAGAAGAGACAGAAACCTCATATACCAACTTTGGTATTGACAAAATTAGCAATATTAAAGTTTTCTTTCACAAGCGTCGTCTGGTCGAGGATCAAGATTTATTTATTCGTGAAGGAGACTTCATCCAGTACGATGGACAACTTTATGAAATTGCCGATTTGGGTCAGCCAAGATACTTATTTGGTCAAGACGGTCAGCGTTTTGAAATAAGAGCGAATTGTAGAAAGGCAAGGGAGGGAGTCTTCGATGGCAGATGATAATATTAAAGAAACCATCGAGGTCGCACCTTCGACCATTGAAGATATGGATTTCGCTGCACACAATTGGCTTAATGAAAATTTAAATATTCACACCAGAACAAACAAAGGGTGGAGAAAGGTTCCGGTCGTTTGGGTTGCTGGCGAACGAGTGTTTCAGGCAAAGCGGGATTCTCGACTTCGGGATTCTGGTGGAGCCTTAATTCTTCCTATCATAACGGTGGAAAGAGAGAGCGTGGCGAAAGATCCTGCAAGAAAGGGAACCGCTTGGGCAGCAGTGCCAAATGCTAACGATGAAAAGGGCGGGTCAATTATAATTGCTCGGAGAATCAAGCAAGATAAAACTTCTAATTTTGTAAATGCAGATGCTCGTCGTCGTTATGGAAAAATTAATTTTAGAACCCGCAGGCAGGGCAAGGTTGTTTATGAAACTATTAGCATCCCTACCCCCGTTTATGTGGATGTTACTTATAAAATCACTCTGAGAACGGAATACCAAGAACAAATGAACGATATGGTTCAACCTTTTATTACTGAACCGGGTGGAAGGAACTACTTAGTATTGTCCCACAATGGTCACCGTTATGAAGCTTGGGTTGGACAAGATTTCGGTCAAGAAAATACGGTAGCCGACATGGGCGAAGGTGAGAGGAATTATCAAACCAGTATAGAGTTGAAAGTTCTTGGTGCTCTCATCGGCGACGGTCCAAACGAGGAAACCCCAAAAGTAGTTATTAGAGAAAATGCAGTTGAGGTTAAAATTCTTAGAGAGAGGATAATGTTAGGTGACGAAGCTGAGCACACAGACGATAAACAATATAAAGGTTCCCAAAGTTTTGATGATGGAAAATATAGTGTCTAAAAATATCCTTTCACCATTCATCATACTATTTATTAGAGAAAAGCTCGATGACGAGTGCGGCGTTTTGCGCCACCACACAATGTACGCTTAAGGAGAAATAGCAAATGTCCGTAAAGAGATTTAAGTTCGTATCACCCGGTATTTTTATTAACGAGGTTGATAATTCACAATTACCCAAAGCCCCCGAAGAGGTAGGTCCAGTTATTATTGGTCGGTCTTTGAGAGGACCGGGTATGCGACCCGTAAAGGTTGAATCATTTAGTGAATTCGTTGAAACATTCGGTGAACCAGTTCCCGGTCTTTCAGGCGATGATGTATGGAGACAAGGCAATGTCCTTGGACCCACTTATGCAGCCTATGCAGCGCAGGCGTACCTGAAGTCTGCTAGTCCTGTAACATTTATGAGGCTCCTCGGCGAGCAGCATCCCGACGCCTCAGCAACCGGCGTCCTCGCTGGTTGGTCAGTAGACTCAGCATCGTCAGGCTACAACGACACTGCTGGCACGGGTATGCCCGGTGCTTATGGTTTGTTCATTGCCAACGGTGGTGGAGAAGCTGTTGGAAATCCGACCTCAACATGGACGGTTGGTGCAGCCTCCGCAGTCGCACCCGGTACAGACATGTCCTCAATCAGCCTTCGTGCCATTGCTGAAAGCGGTCTTGGAAACGGCGATGAGATGTTCGGGCTTACAATGCACTCTGTCTCAACAGCCGACTCAACAGCAGGCTCAGCTAGCCACATAGTATCTGAGGCTCTTGGTCGAAGGGCTTGTATCGCACTTCGTATCTCCGGACCTGATGCTAATGAACGCCTTACT